TAGGGCTGATCCCGCGGCGCTTTAGCTCGGCAACGACATCGGCGTGCTCGTCGCGTTCCCAAAGTTCCAAGGCGGTATTTTTTACCGGTTTTGGTTTATTATTACTTTTAGAGTCTATGTCCTTATCTTTAGTAGATTCGTTATTAGAATCATGTATAGAGTCTTTAATAGTAATAATAGGGGGAACCCGGTAACATTTACCGCTTTGGCCTTCAAACCGGTCATTTTTACCGGGTTCGATTTCAACCTGGTCATTTTTACCGGGTTGGAAAAAAGCGGCTCCCTTGGGGGTGAGCACGTATCCGGCGTGGAATTGGACCCGCTCGGCAAGCTCGAAGGTGACCAGACAGCGCAGGTAGCGCCGGGCCGTCTTGGGTGCGATCATGAGCAGATCGGCGACGTCGCTTTCTCCCAGGGGCCGGGCTTCGACCCAGAGCAGGATGAGCGCGGCGGCGGCTCGTTTGATGCTGGCGAGTATGGCGGTTTGGTTCATGGGTGATTGGTTGTTGAGAATGTGGGCGCTGGCTCGTTGGCGTGCCCAGATTTTGCTTTCGATAAATAAGATTATCAGAACTAAGCGGGCGATTGGAATGCCAGGCTCGCCCGCGGGCCTGGAGTCTTATTTGGGGATCCAGTCGGCTTTGGGCAGCATCCCGGAGTCTAGCTGTTTGGGGCTCGGGTTTTTGAGTTCGGCATCGATGACCTGTTCGCTGGCCGGGATGTCTGCGTTTTCGGGAATCGGGGCGAGTCCGTTTCGGTCGCGCTTTGGGCTGCTGTCCATCTGAGCGATGGCGATACCCAGGGATGCGATTGCGCTGAATATGCTCATACCACCATCCTTCCAAGATCATCGCCGCCGACATCACCGGCTTGTTCAAGGCAGGCATCTTGGCAGTCGCTATACCCCGGGATTTCTGTCATCGGCGTGTACGTCACCTTTGGCTCGCCGTTGGCAACGCGCATGAGACGATTGATATTTGCATTGCCGCCGTTCCTGGCAAAAAAACGAACCATGCTACCCTTGATCCCCTTATCGGCCATCAGGGCTTCCAGTTCTTCTCTTGCGTTATTCACGGCTGCCTCGGTGGGATAAACCCTCTTCTCACCATCCATGCCGCGGGTGGGCTTCTGCACAAGAGTCTGTCCGTAAAAGTTTTTGTTTCTGTCGCTGAACATGCTTACTCCTTCCAGTGTTTATGCTTCATTCGATCTAACGCCTGCTGCTTGGCATAGGTTCTCCAGGCAGCCGCAACCCGTTCCTTTTTCCTTCTCCGTTCGATTTCTTCTTGGCTTATCGTTCGCTCCACCGGTCTATTATTCAATTTGCATAACGACAATAACACAACGATCAAGCCGATAATCCAGAATGCCGGGACACAAAAGCCTTGCCATAATAAAGTCAGATCATCCATCTTGCATGTGACTCCTTTCTTGATTGAGAAGCCACGGCGGCGGTATGGGACTGCCCGCCGCCGTGGGGGTGCGGCGTGTACGGTCGCCGCGAGAGAAAGGTTTTCCGGGGACCTCCTTTCTTTTTTGGGTGAAAATGTGCCATTTTTTGGCGTATGCACTGCGTGTATGCGTGTGTATGCAGCCGGGGGGGTACTCTTTTGGGTCTGCATACGCCCGGGGAGGGGGGGTCAGCCAGGTTAGAAATCTCCGCTGGCGTACTTCTCGATGATCGGTCTGCCCCACTCCGACGGTTTTAGGGCCTGATTGTTTGCCCCGTTCCCGGCGCGTTCGATAAGTTTGTTTTGTAGCCAGAATGCCTGGAAGTTTTTGTAGTATTCGGGCTCATTCTGGCTGCCGTCGAATTTGGTCTTGCGTTTGAAAGGCTTGCCGCGGCCCGTCCAGGCATTGACGCCAAGATCGCCGTTGCGGGCTGCCACCGTGCACCATTGTTGCAAGATGTCTGCGTCGATGCTCCATGGGGACCAGATACTCCCGCCTTTGTCCTTTTTGATGAAGATGCGTACTTTCCTTGGTTTCTTTTCTGCTTTGGCCTCGGCAAAAGTGTGGCCTTCGTCAAGAGCGGGGATCTCTTCGCCGTCGACCAGGATGATCGCTTGCTTGACGGCGAAAAAGATGATCAGGATCACGCCAATCAGGACTGCGCCGCCGACAGAGAACAAGCCCGTGCGCTTCGCTGTTAGAAGTTTGCGCTCATGCTCTAGCTGATCGGCGTTTGCTGTTGCGCTGGCCTGGGCCTGCTGTGTGCCTGCGCCCTGAGTCTGTTGGGCCTGTTGTGTGCTCGAGTCGCTGAGCAGTTGCGCTTGTTGCGTGCGCTGTGCCCGCTTGTGCTCCATCTCTTCGTGGGTCATCGTTGGAATTAGGCGGGCTGCTTCGATGGCTGCGGCGTTGATCGCCGCTTGCGCTGTTCCTTGTGCGCTGATGAATTGCTGCTCGACGATGGCCGTCCGTGTTCCGGCGTCCAGTGTGGCGGTTGCGTTCAGGGATGCCTGGGTAGCTTTGTAATCGGGCCGCTCGGTGGACTCTGGCCTTGGGGTGTTGCTTGATTTGGCTTGGACGTGGCTTGAGCCGGCGCGGGCTGGCTGCTCCGTTTCGCTGTAGAGAAAATAGAGTATTCCGGCGAAGATTAGGAACATGAACGTGACCAGGGCTGTTTTAGCGCCTGCGCTTTTTTTCTTTGGGCGTCTTGTTACAGTCATAGCGATTTATGATGGTCTTGGGCAGGTGAAAGCGTCTGCCCAAGACCATAGGAGAAGGTGAATAGGCCTGTGGTTATGGTACAATTTGCAACGACAACGTGATACAATGGTGGATGACCGGCTTGCTCGGGATTGTGACTCCGCTGGGTGGGCCGGTCACCGTGCCAGGCGTTGGGGCGTCTGGCGAGTATCAGCCGTGGGGATGTGCCAAGGCTGAGACTACCTTTGAAAAGCCAATTGATGCTTGTTCGTGATGCTGCGGACTTTTTCTATCTCTCCATGCAGGGCGTGTTGAGTGATGCTACGATTGCATGGTATCAGCAGCGTGTCGGCTCGCTGGTCGAGCACGTCGGTGATCAGCCTGTGGGGGATGTAACGACGAATGATCTCCGGCGCTGGCGCGCTGCGCTGTGTGCGCGTGAATCTCGCTGGCGCAACGGCGGGTCGCCGAGACCGCCCGCCGACGGCGGCTTGAGTGACGCGACGATCCGGGGGTATGTCCGGGCGGCGCGTAGGCTGTTCAATTGGTTAGTGGATGAGGGGGAGATCGAGAAGAGTCCGGCTCGGCGTTTGCGAATGCCCCCAAAGCCGAAGAACGGAAAGAAGGGGGTAGAGAAGGCTGACCGCTTGGCGATGCTCGAAGCGGTCAAAGATGACCCCCGTGATCTTGCTGTTTTGATGTTTGTGTGGGAGACCGGCTGCCGACGTGAAGGCGTGGCCGGCTTGATGCTTGGGGACCTTGATCTCGATGGACGCAAAGCGGTTGTGACCGAGAAGGGCAACAAAAGCCGGGAAGTGTATTTCTCAAGTCGGTGTCGGGATGCGCTGTCTTCCTGGCTTTCAGAACGGGAGAGTGAGTCGGAGTCTGTCTTCGTTGGCAAGCGTGGGCCGCTGACGGTGTGGGGAATCTATGACATCTTCAAGCGGGCGGCCAAAGCTGCCGGGGTAGAAAAAAACTGGTCGCCGCACGAATGGCGTCACGCTCGGGCCCGTTGTTGGTTGCAAAATGGCATGAGTCTGGCTCATGTTTCGCAATTGTTAGGACACGCAGATGTAGCCGTGACGGTTGCCCATTATGGTATATTTGCAAACGGGGATTTGCAAGAGATTTTCGATAAGTATACGCAGGACGGCGATTCACCAAGGGACTCATAAGCCCTTGGCCGTGGGTTCAACTCCCACCCTCGCCACTAAGGCTATTCAGTTTGTAATGTTCTGGTTTGCCGCTAAAACTTTGGTCGGTTGCAAGCGGCGATCAGTCCGGCTGGACTGGATAGCCTTTTTTTATTTGTAGAAGATCAAAAAGGCTATGAGAAGGAAAGCGGCCAGCGCTAAGAGATAATCCCCTACGTTGGCCGGGGTTGTTGGTTTGGGCATCTTGCGCCAGATGTGGCGCTTGAGTTGCTTTCGTGAAAAGGGGTTCATTTGTTATCCCCAAGTAACTTGTCTATGTAGTCTTTGACTTCTTGCTCCGGGATGCGGTAGCTTGACCGCTGTTTCTCCGGGTCGATTTTATGAGCGCCGGGGAATTTGCCACGGTTGATCAGGTTGATGACGGTCTTGTGCGAGACCTGGAGGCGGTCTGCAACTTCGTTGGTTGAGAGAAATTTAGGCATAGTTAGGAGTATAAGAAGATATGTAAGTAGTGTATGGAGAGTGTAAATCAGGGGGGATTTGATGTCAAGGGGTTTTTATTGCAACTTTGTGACATTCGCCCCCAAACATGCCCATCGGGCCATAGATTCCCCGTCAACCTGCGGAGCAGAGCGCCGGGCCAACTATCAAGAGTCGGTGGGGGGTCTGGGGGGCGCTAGTTTGCCCCCCAGCGCGCCGAGGGGTTGGGCGCGCCTCCTCCCTATCCAGATCAAGGCAAACGCCACCCGCCGCGGCGCTGGGCGTTTTGTGCCCAAGCGTCCGCAAGGGCGATAGCACAGAGCCCCCTGCCCGGAGGGCCGCCACGTTTTTGCTTTTTGTGGCGTGAGTGCCCCCCGCCCCCCACTTTCCACTGTACCGTGATGCGGGGGTAGCCGGGGGGGTTGGGGGGTGTGGGGGGAGGGGGGACGGCAGGGGGCAGCGTGTGGCGTTTGCCGCTGTTTTGGTTTTGTGCCAAATTTTGGCACAGAATCGAGAAACGCCCCGGGGTGTGATCCGGGGCGTTGGGGTGACCAGAGCGAGGGGAGCGCCCTGATCTGTTGGGGTGATTATAGCACGGATGTGCTATTTTACAAGCCTGTTGTTGAAATGACGTAAAAAGTTTTGTTGTACTCCGTGTCATTCCTGCGGTATAGCCTGATAGCTCGCTGTCGACTTGCTCGCGTCAGGCGATGTTTCTTTGTCCTATGATCACGCTTGACGGTTGCGTATTTGGCGTGTCTTGTAAGCGTCATGACTTTAGCCATTGTGACTCCTATCTAATTTTGTTCTACGATTTCAAGATCTCCCTCGACGATTAGGGTTTCTCCGGCGTCCAGCCGGTTGTAGATTTCGTGATTGCCGCCGTGAAAATTGTCGATGTGGACAACGGCGCTGGGGTAAAAATCTCCATTACCTGGGGCGAGTTCGACGATAACCGACTCGATTCCGATGGGCGTGAGTCTCATTTGCATTTTCATTACTGCACCCTGGCTAGCTTGGTTGCGTCCAGATCTTCGATGTAAGCGAGACCAGCTTTTGCAAAGACAATCGTCTTGAAGGCGGACAGATAAGCAACCTGGCGGGCTTTCTCGCTGTTGTTGTTGATAATGCGAATTCCTACCCCATCGTTTTTGTTCTTGATTGTTAAGGACCGGTGACCGTTGCCGTTGTCCATCTTGGCATAAAGATCGAAGCCAAGCTCGGGATTTTTCTTTTTGTTGTGCTTTGTGGCGGGCCCTATAAGCTGGCCGGTAATCATCTGCCCAAAAAGGGCGCGGGCATCGTGTACGTTTACGTAGAATGAGCAAGGGCCGTCTGTGTTTCCGTTTGCCGGGATAATGGCGAAGCGTATTTTGGGATCGTCAAAGTCTGTAGCGTCTTCTAAAACCAGGCAGGTTTTATCGCTTGTCCAGATTGAAATGATTTGCGGTTTTTGTTCGTATTGCTGGGACATGATTTGTTTCCTTTCGCTGGAGGGGATTGCTCCCCTCCAGTCTAATTATAGAGTCTTTGTTCTAAAATGCAACGGGTACGGGCTCGGGCGCGGGTTGCGGTGCGTTCAGCGGTTGGCGCTTCTTTTTGTAGACGAACACATTACCGGGCTCGCGTCCGGCGTAGTAGAAGCCAAAGCGGCAGAGATGATCGGCGGTGGCCGTCTCGCTGGGGAGCGTCTCGCTGCTCCCGTCTGCGTAGTGTCTGACTTGCTGCCAATCGTGGAAGATGTCAAGCGGGTCTTCGTTGGGCATGATCTCCACTTTGGTTAGCTCGGGTTGGGGTGACGTGGCGGGCATGGCTACATCTCCCCGTCGAATTCGTTGACCAGCCGATAGCGAAGCTCTACCGCTTCGGCGTCGTCGTCGTTGAGTTTGCCAAGCGCTTCGCGGAGCTCGCATAGTTCACAGTAGCGATCATAGGCGGCGTAGTATGCTTCGCTCGCTTGCTCGGCCAACTCGGAAGCCGCTTCAACTTCCCAGCTATCACAACGGCCATTCAGCCATTGATCAACGGCCTGGCTTTGCTCTTGCCAGCGGCGCTCCATTTCTGCCTGTGCTTCAATCAAGAAAGCCGGCAGCTTGGGGCGGCCATTGGTGCCACAATCGGCGTATGTAGGTTTTGGTTTATCTCGGAGTAGATTCAACATGGTTTTGTGATCTCCTGCCGGATACGAGGCCTCCGGCGGGGCGCGTAAGATTTGGTTATGAATTGAAAGTCTGTTTGACTTTCTCCTTTGTTTCTTCGGTGCGTTTCTTGAGACGGAAAACGGGGCGTTCCAGGTAATAGTCCACGCCCTGGCCGCCGCCTCTCAAGTTGTCGCCCCAATTCCAAAATCGGACGACTTTTGTGGCATAGGTTGGCTCTAGCTCGCTGGGTAGAACGGTGCAGAACGGCCCACCGCTGATTGAAACAGAACTATTTTCTCTTAGGAAAACGGATCCGCCGTTTACACAAAACTGAATCAAGCCAGTCTTGAAAAAGTCAACGTCAGCAATGCGGCCATATTCTGAGTCAGTATTGAACGGATATTCTTTGTTATCGCCAAAAACAACGACATCGCCGGGCCGTGGTTGATCCATTCTAAATTTGGCTGGGGTGGTATTCAATCCCCATTTGCCAATGGTTTCGATAATATGATCTGTCATGCTTCGATTCCTTTCTTGCAAATACAATTTTGACGTTTGCCTTTGATTACCACGTAGCCGGTATCACGGCACACGGAGCAATCAAAAAGCGATTCTTGCTTGGGTTTCGCCTTGGGCTTGTATTCCTGCTTTCGTGCCCGTTGGCATGTGCCAGAAAACAATGGGGTACCTGTGCCGGCGGAAAACATTTGGATTTGGTCCATCGTGACTCCTTTCTACAGATGCGAATGATTTGACGGGCTTTTCGGCCCACCTCCCAGCCCCAGCGAAACTGAGGCGGGGAAGCGGAGAGAGAAGCTAAAAAAGTTTTTGCTGCGCCGGCTGCCACTGCCAGACACAAACAGGCTTGTAAGCGTGCGCCCGGCGGAACTGAGCAAAGAAGCCAGAACGAACACGGACCCACTGCCCCGGCTGCCCTTTGAGCGCGGCGGGTGGACCAGAAAAGCCAACGCACAGAGCAACAACGGGGACCCCGGAGCCAGCAGCACGGGCGGCCACGGCCAGGGACCCGGAAGAGGACGCGGAAGCCAGGAAAAACACAGCCTGAGCAGAGCCAGCCACCCCGGCCATGCTGCGCTTGATGAGCCGAGCCCGGACCGGAACGGACAACGGGCCACCGGCCAACCAGGTGACCGAAGCGCCGTAACTTGCAGCACGCTTGACGGACTGAACCGCCGACGATTTGACGAACCCGGCCCCAGCCTTGGACCCCACCGCGAACACGGCCAGCGGAGCAGCCACCGACAAGGCAGCGTTTATGACCAGGGCGTCAGCCCCCGAAGCACAGCCGACACGAACAGAGGAACCGCGCCGAGCCACGCCGGAGACAACAGAGAAGACCAGCTTTTGAGCTAGAGAACCAGCCAGAGAACGAGAACCACCGAAGTATGTTGAAGACATGGCTACACCTGGGAGAACGAAGCGACCGACCGAAGCCCGCGAACCCGAACCGGCGGGCAAGCGAAGAACAAACCCCGGCGGACCTGCACGGGAACACAGACCGAAAACAGCGCACCGGAGCGCCGGAGCGTGACCGACTGCCCCAGCCGACCAGCCCAGCGCTTGGCGAACGAAGCAGCCCGAACGCTGGAAGCGAACGAGCAGACAAGAACAGCCTGCGCGCCTGAACTGGCAAGCTGCAACGAGCGCAACGAGCCAGCGCGAAAAGCAGAGAACGAGAGAGAACGAGGAGAAGGAAGAGAAGACACAGAAACACCTGCCTTTGATGTGGTTGTTTTGCCCCTGGCCTGCAACCCGGCGGGCACCCGCCGGGAAAAAAGAGCGGAGACGCCGAAGCAAGCGGGAAAAAACCGCAAAACTGAACTGGAAAAGAACGAAGGCCGAAGCCTGCAACCCGGACGCCGGAAGCAAACCGCAACCCGCCGGCGCATTGCGTTTTACGCCACAAAACGGAAGCGGGCGCAAGGATCGGCAAAAAACTGAGTCTGCGAAGCGCAGTTTTTTGTCCGCACTTGCGAAGGCCTTGCGCCCGACCCGGCTTTGATGGCAAGCTTTTATAGCGCCGAGCGGGTGTTTGCGGTTGCTGCGGACGGTGCAGGCGTGCCAAGTTTCTTTTGTCAGTTGCGCGCGGTTTTTTGCTTGCTAACGGCGGCGGATGCGAATGTAGTAGAGTTTTGGCGCTTGCCGCGGGCGTCTTTTGCCCCCCAAGCGCCTTGCTTCATGTATGTTTATGTTTGGGGATAAGAGAACCAGCTTTCGAGCGAGTCTGCTCTTCCTTTTTCATCACCGGAAATGCACAGCCTTCTTGACAACGCTTCAAAAGATCGTCTATAATCAAAATATGGTTTTGTGAGCGTCCCCGGGCACCCCCTTGCGCCTGGGGACATTCCTCCTAAAATTATTTTTGAGTTCCCTGCTCTGTGGGAACGAACACGATGAAAGTGATCCCCGGTTGGTATTAGCTCTCCAGAGCCGGGGATTACGCTTTTACAGGAAAATATTTACAATAACTTTACACTCATCGATGATCAGCTGGCGATCCTCAGCTGATAAACTTTACAAATCATCGACAAACAGAACCTTTGTGCTACAATAGAGCTTGTCTAAAAGCCCCTTCCTCCGTAAATGGCGACGGTTGCGCTAAAACGGAAGGGGCTTTTTTGACTCCGAGCCGCTAAGGGGCCTGTTTTGGGTGTATCCGGGAAAAAAAGACGAAACGAATAGAAACGAATACGGGTTTTTGATAGAATTTCGTTCTGACATGCTCTTGCAATAGTAGAATAGATGTGCTAGGATAGCCTTGATTCGATTTTTGAGGCCGTCGCAAACGAGTTCAAATCGTGGTCTTGCGACGGCCTTTTTGATTCTCGTTTGCCCGGCCTCAACAGTGTGGAGCAGGCATGGCATGTTCATTTTGCGGAGAGAAGGGCCACAATATAAGGACATGCCCGCAAGCAACGGACAAAGACCGCAAACGAGCAAAGAAGAAAGAGAAGCGGGCAAGAGGGGGACAGCCGGGCAATACCAATGCCGTCAAGCATGGGTTTTATTCAGATCGCTTTTTGCCCGGCGAGAAGTCCGCGCTCGATTTGATCGAAGAGCATATCGACGTACATCACGAGATCACGCTTTTGCGCGTGATCTCTTTGCGCGTTATCGACCAATTATTGACCAGAGAGAAATTACAAGAATACGACCCGGAAGATGCCGCCGGTCTGCTCAATTCGGCGTCAAGCATCGCAGCGAGGATCGGCCATCTCGTCCGCTTGCAGCACCGCCTATTTGGTCAAGGCGGCGACTGGAAAGATGCGCTCGATCAGGCTTTGCGGGAAGTGGCTGAGGAGTTGGATCTTGGCTGATAAGCAGCAAGAAGACATTACATACATTCGAGAAAAAATAGACAAGATTCACGATTGCCTGTATGTCGGCAATGGCAATCCACCGGTGATGACAAGATTGAAGGTAGCCGAAATTGCCATTGCCAGAAACGCTCAAAGGCTGGAATCGCATGGGGAGAACTGGTCTGAGTTTGCCAAGACTCTCTTGCGGGATGTGCTCACATCCGGCGTGATGGCCATAGTTGTAGCAATCGTATTATCGAAACTGATCTGATGAATGACTCTTGCGACCGAAACGATCAAAACGCTGCTGCTAGACCCTCCCAAGTTCATCGAACGGCTGGGGGGAATCAGGTTACGTACCTACCAGCGGGAGCCGGTCGAAGCGATCGTAGAGTCTGTGGTGGGCAACCTGGGGCATACGATTGTCGTCGAGATGGCCCGGCAGAGCGGCAAGAACGAGATTCAGGCCCAATTGGAGACCTACCTGCTATGTCTTTATCAGCAAGTAGCCGGGGAGATGGTCAAGGCCAGTCCGACGTGGAAGCCCCAGACTCAGAATGCTATGCGGCGGCTGAAAGCGAGACTGGACAAGAATCTGCTCACCCGGGAGATCTGGAAAAAAGAAAGCGGGTACATATTCCGAATATCGAACTGCCTAATTGCATTCTTTTCGGGCCAACCAAAAGCGAACGTGATCGGCGCGACTGCGTCTTTGTTGCTTGTGGGCGACGAGGCGCAAGATATTTCTACTGCAAAGTGGGACAAAGACTTCGCCCCGATGGCAGCTTCGACAAATGCAACCACTGTCCTATTTGGGACGGCGTGGACGAAGAATACCTTGCTGGCACGGGAGAGACAATTCGCTCAGGAGCAGGAGAAGATTGACGGCATCAAACGGTACTTCCGCGCCGACGCCGATGTGGTCGCGGCAGAAGTCGAAAGCTACAAACTGTACGTTGAAAAACAAATAGCCAAGCTGGGCCGGCAGCATCCGATCATCAAGACGCAGTATTTCTTGGAAGAGATTGATGCGTCCGGCGGGATGTTTCCGCCTGCTCGCCGGGCCCTGACCCGGGGCAAGCACCAACCCTATGACGATCCCAAGGACAAGCTCTATGCGATCACCATCGACGTGGCCGGTGAAGATGAGAATGCCAACGACGCCCTCCAAGAGTCTGAGCCGAGAATCGATAGCACGGCGCTGACGATTGCCGAGATTGACTTGTCCACGGTTCAGGATGAATGGATTGGAGCGCCGACGTACCGGATTGTCAAGCGCCATTACTGGACAGGCGTCAAGAACGTGCGCCTGTACGGCGAAATCAGGGCGATTTGCGAATTATGGTCCCCTGTGTACGTTTTAGTCGATGAAACCGGCATCGGGCAGCCGCTTAGAAGCTTTCTAACAGAGAAACTCCGCTTTTCGGACGTGATCGGCGTGCTTTTTACGTCAAAAACGAAGAGTGACATGGGCTATAGGATGCTTGCGGCGGTGGATATTGGCCGGATAAAGGATTATTCGCTCGATCGCGATGCCGATGGTCTTGCGGCCCAATTTCAGAAAGAAATGGAGCATTGCACCTATGAGATCAAACCCGGCCCGGCAAAGCGGATGACATGGGGTGTCCCGGATGGCACAAGAGACAACGACGGGAATCTGGTCCATGATGATTTGGTCATCGGCGCGGCGATGTTCACAGAGCTTGATGATGAAGAGTGGCCGTCGCCGGGTGACACGGGTACAACGATTTTGCAAGGGGTTGATCCGCTTGCGGAGATTGATAAAGGTGAATGGTAATGAGTGACAGAAAAGGTTTAGCAGCGAGAGTCTGGTCTGGTTTGGTCGAGAGCGTATTTGGTGACGAGATTGCTCGGCGGGTTGAGTTCGCTGTCAAGGCGATTGATCGACCGCGGCACGATTACGCTTTTAGGCAGAATCAGCCTTATGATCGTCTACCCGCAGATAGAAGCGAGATACTAGAACAGGCGATCAAAGCGGTTCGCCAGAATCCGATGGCGAAACGTATTTTGGGGATCATGACACAGTATGTCATCGGCGGCGGCGTCGAAGTAATCACGGAAAACAAGTACGCACAAAAATTCATCGATCAGTTTTGGAATCACCGCTTGAACAAAATGGATGTAAAGCTGCCGATGTGGTGTGATGAACTAGGCAAGACCGGGAATCTGTTCATTGCCATTAGCACAGACGAAAGCGGGATGTCCTACGTTCGCTGCATTCCTTCTTTGCATATTGCGGAAATCCATACGGCGGAAAATGACATCGAGCAAGAAAAGTCGTACACAGAAAAGAGCAAGGGCATGGAAGAGCCCAGGGTGTGGAAGGCTTACGATCCCCTGGACGATGATAACGAAAAAGCGGTGATGGTTCATTATGCCGTCAATAGAGCCGCAGGCGCTTCTTGGGGTGAATCTGATCTTGCTCCTGTTTTGAAGTGGCTGAGGCGACATGCCCAATGGTTAGAAGATCGCGTTCGCCTGAATCACTTCCGGCAGTTATTCATGTTTGTTGTACGCGGAAAATATCCCAGCGAAGAAGCGCGAAGAGCAAGAGAAAAAGAGATCAATGCAAATCCGCCTGTTGCCGGATCGACTCTAGTCATGGGGCTGAATGAGAATTGGGGTGTTTTGCATCCCCAGCTGGACAGCTTCGAAGCGTCCGAAGACGGTTTGAATATCAAGAAGATGATTACCGGCGGGGTCGGCTACCCGCTTCACTTTTTAGCAGAGCCAGAAGGCACCAATAGAACTACGGCGGAATTCAGCGGCGGGCCAACCTTCCGCCAGTTTGAACAGAGACAGAAATACTTCTTGTGGTTGATCGAAGACATCTTGAAAATTGTCCTGGAGCGCCGCAGGCGGGTTACTGCTTATGGCCTTAGCGATGTTGAGATTACCGTACGCGGCGGCGATATGTCGGTGCGTGATAACGAGAAGCTGGCCGACGCCGCAAACAAGATTTACGACGTGATGTACGGACTCTATCAAGAAGGCTTGATCGGCGATGAAGAAATCTTGCGGATGGTCTATCGCTACGCAGGCGAGCACGTTGACGTTCAGGAACTGCTGAACGCCGCCGGTGACCGAAAGCCAAAGGCCGAAGAGGAAGAAAAAGAAGATGCCTAGAGGTGGCCGAGTTGTCAAGTTTAGTCACGGACGCTTGAAGGGCGAATTTCGCTATGTGATTCGCCAGATCAAATGCATCAAGGCGATGTCATGGTGGACTGGTACCGGATTTGTTTTTGGTTCAAGGCCTGATTTGAAACGAAAGCAATATAAAGATTTGCTTAGTCGCTGGGAATATTCACCGCGTGAAGTGTGGCGGAACCTATGGGCCGGAACGCTTGGCGAAATGCTTAGCTCCGATGAACCGCCCAGTTTAGGCTTGGGCATCAAGCCTCCAAAGATGGTGTATCCATCTACAGGGCGTGGTGATGGCGGTGGCGATGGCGGCTATCAATATGTTCCGCCGATTGGCGTTAGCGGTGCGATGAACTATGCCATTGGGATGATGGAACCCTGCTGGGATGAGCCGAGAGAAGTAGGTAGCACTGCGTTACTTAGAGACGTGGACAATCGCTACCTGTTTGACGAAGATTAAAGGAGTGAGTCTATGCCAGATAACGTAAAGCGAGTTCAGCTTGAAACGGCTGTCACGTTTCAAGAAAAAGATGGCGAGTTTCAAACCGTGATGGTCGATGTCGGCGAAGCAAAAGGCCACGGCATGTATATGACCCGCGATGCTTTGATCCACGGGGCAGATAATGGCCGCTTCGAAGGCTGCGAGTGCTTTACCGACCATGACATCTTCAATCGAAAATTGACCGCTCACTATGGTGGCAAGTTCCATGATACACGCTGGGATGAATCTGCCCTGGGGATTGTGGCGCTGC